AAAGAAAAGGTTGGCGCTCATCCGCTTCCTATGTGTAAGCATGGCGCACGTTTGCTAAAAGAGGGAACAGGTGCTAAGGGAGCATATAGAGGCTGGACTTGCAGCTTGCCAATGAAGCGTAAAGCTGAACAATGTAAAGCAATTTGGATGATGCTAAGCAAGGATGGCACATGGTCATTTAGGCCAGAAGATGAAGAATTGTTAGTGGGGTGAATAGATGTTAGTGATGGATAAATTACTTGACGTGTGCGACAATTGCAACGAGCCAATAACGGCTGGGTCTGCAAAACCTTGCAAATGCCACACATGTCAAGCTAGGACTAACTAAGTGAGTAATCAAAGTCGCAAGCATAGAGGCTATGCAACGCAGCGCATTGTAGCAGAATACTTGCAAGCGCAAGGCTGGAAACATGCGTTACCTGTTGGCGCTGGTAGAGATGGCTCAGACATCACCGGAATTGATGGCCTGGACATTGAAATCAAAGCTCGGACTAACCTGGACTTATCTGGGCTAATGCGCCAACTTCATGATCGCAAGGCAAACAAAGGGATGGGCGTAGGTGTTCTACGCCTAAATGGTCAGGGTGAGAAATCCGTTGAGCAATACGTTGCTGTTCTCACCTTGGCTGACTTAGTATATTTATTGCAGGCAAGTGGCTACTGAACCTTATCTAATACATCGTTGCAAAGGATGTGGACTATGGATATATGGAAAAAGGGATTACTGCGAAGAATGCAACACGCCCAACGTTACGCACAAATAACGAATAAACTTGACAGAGGCATTATGCTAGGCATGCCAGCAAGCCTGAAAGGCAGCTTGCACGGCAAGCCAGCATTCGCCAGAGCTATGTTTATTGCTGGCTTAGCAATTGCACTACTGCCGCTGCAAACAATACAAACAAACGCTGCTGAAAAGCGCAGCTATCACGTTATGAATATTAAGTTATATGCTTACAACAAAATGGAATGGAAGCAGTTTCAATGCTATAACTGGCTTATATTTGAAGAAAGTAGATGGAACTATAAAGCTAGAAATGGTAGCCATTACGGATTAGGTCAAATGCGATCTAAATGGTATGGCACACTAAGTCCATATAAGCAAATAGATGTGCATCTAAAATACTTAAAGCACAGGTATCATAAGCATGACTATGCATGCAAGGCATATCAGCATTGGAAGGAGCACTCATGGCATTAGGTCAATGTGTAGAATGTAAGCAAGATACAGATGAAACAGAGTTAGTAGTGCATAAAGGTGATCTATCAAGTATGTGCCTTGATTGCTACGATAGGTTAGATAAATGGCGCCAGATTTGATGCCATATTTAGGACTAATCGTTGGTTACTTGGTAGCGTGGATACAATGGCATTAAAGCCATATAGAGCTACTTCCCATTGGAAGAAGATAAGGTTAAAGGTGCTGAATCGTGATGCATGGACTTGTAACTATTGTGGGGAATCTGCTAATGAAGTTGATCACGTATATCCCAAGTCCAAGGGCGGTGAAGATACGTTGGATAATCTGGTGGCTGCGTGTAGAAGGTGCAACATCAAAAAGAAAGATGCCGTTTTTTTAGGCTCAGCGTCTACCCCCCCTGCCTTTCGCTTCAATAACTCTCCAAAACATACAAATCGGTCTGAATCGGTGCAAAACGGACACACAACAATCCACGTTGATGCTGATTCACCCTTTATTAGTCCAGGTCAGCCGGGGGCTAATTGAAGAAGGCACTCAAAGGGGCAACCAAGCCGCGCTTGCAGAATGCGCCGCTTAAAGGCAAGACTAGATTGCCTGAGGTCAAGAAGTTTCTTGATGATCTAAAGCTAGAGCTGCTGCCTTGGCAGGAATATGTGCTTAAAGACTTGCTGGCAGTAGATAAGGCTGGCAAGTGGCGTAGAAAGACAAGCTTGCTGCTAGTAGCACGTCAGAATGGCAAAACACACCTAGCGCGCATACGTATCTTGGCTGGCTTGTTTGTTTTTGGCGAAAAGAATATAGTGGCTATGTCATCTAACAGGGGTATGGCCTTAGATACCTTTCGCAAGGTAGTTGAAGTCATTGAGGATAACCCAATGTTGATGGCTCAGGTAAAGCAGATCCGCGTGGCCAATGGTCAGGAATCAGTAGAGCTTCTTAACGGGGCTAGATATGAGATAGTCGCGGCAACAAGAGATGGTAGCCGTGGTAAGACCGCGGATTTGCTATACATTGATGAGTTACGTGAGATAGATGAAGATTCCTGGACAGCTGCTAAGCCAATTACTAGGGCTAGGCCAAATAGTCAGATATTTATGACTAGTAACGCCGGGGATGCCTATTCAAGCGTATTAAATGATTTACGATCTAAAGCATTGTCATATCCACCGCCTACAATGGGGTATTGGGAATATAGCGCGGATGATTTCGCCAAGATAACCGATAAGAGCGCTTGGTATCAGGCAAACCCAGCATTGGGCTACTTAATTGATGAATCAACAATTGAAGAAGCCATCGCAACATCTAGCGTTGAAGCTACACGTACAGAAACGCTTTGCATGTGGATTAGTGCGCTCAAATCGCCATGGCCACATCAAGCATTTGAAGATTTAGGCTTTGCTGAGCTAAAACTAGAGCCAGGCAGGCTGACTATATTTGGCATGGACATATCGGTAAACAAAAAGATGGCAAGCCTAGTAGCAGGACAGATTATGGATGATGGCAAGGTTGGTGTTGGCGTTATAGCCCAATTTGAAAGCCAAGTAGCCATAGATGAACTTAAAATGGCTATTGAAGTCAATGAATGGGCAAGACAATATAAACCAAGGATGATTTGTTTTGATAAGTATGCAACCATGAGCGTAGCTGAGCGATTAAGCCAATCAGGCCACAAGATTCAAGATATGTCTGGAACTGTGTTCTATCAGGCTTGTTCTGATCTCTATGACAGCATAGTCAACTCTAGGATTGTGCATGCAGGCCAACAAACCCTAGTTGACAGCATGAATAACTGCGCGGCTAAAGAATCGGATGCCGGATGGAGAATCGTGCGCCGTAAATCTGCTGGGGATGTGTCTGCTGCCATCTCATTAGCCATGGTGGTGCATCAATTGCTAAAGCCACAAAGCAAGCCACAAATCTATGTCTGAAATGGTAGGAATGTCTGATTTGTGTGCTATCATTAAACGATGGGTCTATTAGATCGTTTTCGCCCTGCAAAAATAGAGGCGCAACTTGCACCGCCGTTAATGACGGATTCTTTTAATTATTTTCTCCCATTAGCATTTAATCCAGTTGGTCGTGAAGAAGCTATCAGCGTTCCAAGCGTTGCTAGATGCAGAAACCTTATTGCAGGAACTATCGCAACATTTCCGCTTTGCTTATACAAGAAAAGCACAGGCGAAAAACTTGGCAAGCCATTATGGTTAGAACAACCAGCAGCGGCTCAGCCAATATCTGTAACATTAGCTTGGACAGTAGATTCACTATTATTTTTTGGCGTTGCATATTGGCGCGTAACTGAAACTTATTTTGATGATGGCAGGCCAGCAAGATTTGAATGGATTGCACCTGGTCGCGTGTCATTTGATAGCGATCCTGTAACACAATACATAACACGTTATTACATTGATGGCAAAGAAGTGCCAATGTCTGGCCTTGGCTCATTAATTACATTCCAAGGTTTAGATGAAGGCGTTTTAGCACGTGGCGCAAGAACATTAAGAGCTGCAATTGATTTAGATAAGTCAACAAGCGTTGCAACTGCTACTCCAATGCCTTCAGGTGTCATTAAGAACACCGGAGCAGATTTAAGCAAGGAAGAAGTAGATGCCATATTGGCAGCTTGGAAGTCGGCACGATCACAGCGCGCAACAGCCTATCTGACTAGCACTTTAGATTACGTGCCGACTAGTTTTAGTCCTAAGGACATGGGCTATGTTGACTTGATTCAAAATATGTCAACACAGGTAGCACGTTTAATGAATGTGCCTGCATATTACATAAGTGCAGATATGAACAACAGCATGACGTATGCCAACGTGCAAGATGAACGCCGTCAGTTCGTTTCTCTATCACTAGCGCCATTTTTACACGCTATTGAAGGCAGACTAAGCATGAATGACATTACAGCATCAACTAACATTGTTAAGTTTGATGTTGAGGATGCTTTCTTGGCTGTCAATGCTATTGAACGCTTAACTGTGATTGAGAAAATGCTTTCACTTGGTTTAATTACAGTAGAACAAGCCATGGAAATGGAAAACCTATCACCGAATGGAAATGAAAATGCACCTAACATTTACTAGCGATTTAGAATGCTCAATTAGTGAGCGCACCATCTCTGGCAAAATTGTGCCGTTTGATGGTGAGATTGGGCAGACATCTGCTGGCAAAGTTGTGTTTGAAAAAGGATCAATTGAGATTCCAGACAGCCCTAAGCCAAAGCTTTTGCTAGAGCATGATGCAAAGAAGCCAATTGGTCGCATGGTGTCTTACAGAGAAGATGAAGATGGCATGTATGCCACATTCAAGATTAGCAACACGACACGCGGAACAGATGCACTTATTGAAGCATCAGAGCAATTACGTAGCGGCCTATCAGTTGGCGTTGAAGTAATTGATGGCAAGCGTGATGGTGGCGTATATCGTGTTTTATCAAGCAAAATGATGGAAACAAGTCTTGTTCAAGCTGCTGCGTTTAAGAGCGCGGAAGTTTTGAGCGTTGCTGCATCTGAAGATGATGCTGCAAAAGAAACAACAACCCAAAACGAAAGCGAGGCCGTTGTGGAAGACACAACAAACGCCGTAGCCGTTGCGCCTGAGGTTGAAGCCCCTGCGGTGGAAGCTTCGCGCCCAACA